GCGCGTATCAAGAACGGCATGTTGTTGCTCATCTCGGCCTGGTACAACAACCGGCTTCCGTTCGATAAGGGCATCGCGGCAACGAATGAGTATCCCTACACCGTAACCTCCTGCCTTACCTATGGCGCTCAGCAGAGGGCAAGGTAGTGCCAGCGTGGCCGATGCTGGACCCCGGCGAGATGATCCACCGGATAAGAATTTTGCAGGAAACGACGGTGGAGGATATCTCCGGCACCGCGCCCGCGTGGGTCCCTTTCCTTGACACCTGGGCCAAGATCGATCCGGTGCGCGGTACTGACGTGCTGAAGTCGGGGCAGGATACGGCCCAATCGTTTATGACGATCAAGATTTTCTGGCAACCGGGAATTCTGGCGAACATGCGTGTGCAGACTCTCGATGGAACCTTCATCATCCAAGGCAAACCAGAGGATCCGGGCAACCGCCATGTCATTCTCATCCTGAATTGCATTGGACTCGGGGTGAACCAGTGAACATCACCGTAAACATCGAAGGGCTGAAGGGCGTGGAGGATGCTCTGGCGCAGGCTGGCCCTAAGCTCGCCAAGCGAGCGTTGCGCAAAGGGCTGAATGCTGGAGCTGATGTGCTGATCGCCGCGGCGAAGGCGAAGGCTCCGGTATTGAAGAAGGGAACACCGCAGAGACGCCCGGGTGAGTTGCGCGATTCGATCACAAAGAAAACGAAGCTGTCGCCAAAGGAAGAGTCGGGCATCGTGATCATCGGGCCTGAATACAAAAAAGCAGATGGCAAACAGTCTCCGGGCGTCTACGGGTTTCTCGTCGAATATGGCCTGCACGGACCGACGCAACCCTTCATGCGGCCGGGCTTCGACGAGGCGAACAAAGCGGCTTTGGATGCATTTACCGTGGAAATGCGGGCGGGCGTGGACTCGCTGAAATCATGATCGACCAGGGGCTCGTACTGCTGGTGCAGGGCAATGCGGGGGTAAGCGCGATTGCACCGAAAGGCGGATTCTTCGCGCAGCTGCCAAAAGACTTTCCGTTGCCGTCGTGGACTTACAATACCGTCTCTGATCCGGCGGGCTACCTGCTTTCTCAGCCGGAGACCGTTGGGCAACGCCGCATTCAGATCGATTGCTACGGGGCCACCGCTGCCCAATCTATTCAGCTGGCGAATGCGATCGATGCATTGCTGAGCGGCTTCCGGGGCACGTTGACGGATCCCGACGCGACGTTCGTCCAAGGTTGTTTTCGTGACAACATGATTGATTTCTTCGATCCAGATAGCCGCACGTTTCGAAGGATGCTCGACTACAAAATCTGGTTCAACTCGTAATACCCCATCCCACCCAAACATCTTTTCTGAAGGAGCATTCCCATGGCCAAAACTCAAGCAACAATCGGATATCTCGGAACCTTTTCGGTTGGCGATTCGGCCAGCCCAATCGGCTATACCCCAACGCTTGAAGTGAAGACCATCAAGCCCAACCTCGTCACCGTCCCGGTCATCAACGCCACCCACCTGCAGAGCCCGAACTCTACCGAGGAAAAGCTCCCAGGGCTGATCATGCCGGGAACCGTCGACATCTCCGGCAACTTCATCGGCGATGCGACCCAACTGAACATCCTCACCCTGGCCAAGGCCCGCACCGTATTTCCATGGAAGATCGTGGCACCCGTTCAGAGCGGCACAAAGAGCTATACGGTGAGCGGCTTTGGCTTTGTCTCCAAGTACGACAATGGGCCGATCGAACCGAGCGCGCTGAACGCCTTCACGATGACGCTCGAAATCTCCGGCGACATCACCGAATCCGTCGTATAAGCCCCCGCAGCAAAATCCAAACAAAGAAGGTTATTCATGGCACCGCGCAAAATTGCAGACAAGTTGATTCAAAAGGTTGAAGTAAAGCTCAAGGGGAAGAAGTGGCCCCTGCTCGTTGACCACAATGTCCTCATCGAGTGCGAGGATCTGACCGGCTTGAACATGTTGACCGGCGAAGCGAACCTGCTACGCCCGTCAGCAAAGCTGGTCCGCGCCTTACTCTTCCTCTGCCTTCAACGCGCGGGCGCAGATTACACGCTCGAACAGGTAGGCAAACTCATAACTCCCAAAAACATCGTTCTGGTTCAGGAGGGCCTGCTCAAGGCGTGGGCTGCATCTATGCCGGACGATGAGGAGGAGGAGGGCGAGGGCCCTACCGAGGCGGTCGCCTAAGGCCGCCGCTCACCTGGATGGAAGCGTGGTCCATCGCTCGGCAGGACTTGCGGCTGAGCGATGACGAATGGCTCGAGATGACGCCACGCATGCTTCACGCACTGCGCAAGCGCCAGATCGTGCAGTTTCAGCGCGAAGAACTGCTCGTCGGCATCATCGCGTCCACTACAGCAAATACCTCTTTCTGTGCGCCCGAGAAACCGTTTAGCGCGGAAGATTTCATGCTGCATAAATTGCCACCACAACCTGTCAGGCCACTCACCGGCGAGGACATCATGGCCGCATTCGCAAGCTTTCCCAAGACTGGAGGTGTCGCATGTCAGTAGTCGTCGGCGTCTTGACCATCGACCTGAAGGCAAATACTGCCTCGTTCTCGCAGTCAATGGACAAGATGAGTTCGCTGTCCGCCAAAACAGCGAATGACATCAAGCGATCGCTGGAGAAGATCGCCCTGGCCGGGGTTGCGATGGCGGGAGCCCTGGCCACCGGCACCGTCGCCATGATCAAAGGAGCGCTCGACTCTGCGGATGCTATGGGCAAGATGGCGCAGGCGGCGGGAACGACCGTCGAGTCGCTGACGATGCTGAACTATGCGGCCAAGCTCAGCAATGTGGAGACCGAGCAACTCGTCAAAGGGTTGGAAAAGCTCAGCGTCTCTGCATTCAAGGCTCAAAACGGCAACGTGCAATTGGAGCGCATCTTCGGCAAGCTGGGGGTGACCACCACCGACGCCACCGGCAAGCTGAAAGATTCCGGCGTCCTGATGGAGCAGGTTGCTGTGAAGTTCGCGAAGATGGGCGACAGTTCGGGCAAGACTGCGTTGGCGATCTCGCTTTTCGGCAAGGCTGGCGCCACCCTGATCCCCATGCTCAATCAGTATGGCTCTGAGCAGGAGAAGGTGAACGACGAGGCGCACCGCTTCGGTTTGGTCCTCAGCACGTCGACGGTGGAAGTGGCGATGCGCGCCCACGACAACCTGGACCGGCTGGGCCTGGCGCTGAAGGGTATTGGCTTCTCGGTGCTGAGCGCCACGCTACCGGCGCTCGACGCCTTGCTAGAAAAGCTGATCAGCCTCGCGAAAAACGCCGACCTGCAGGGCTTGGCCGCGGCGTTTGGGCAGAAGGTCACCGGCGCCGTAAATCTGCTAAGCGACGCGCTCGGCTTCGCAGTGGAGCACGCGCACGCCCTCAAGATTGCGCTGGAGGCGCTGGCGGGCATGAAGATCGCCGCGATCGCCATTCCGGTAATCGGCGATCTGGCTGGAGGTGGGATCGAGAAGGTTGGGTCCGGATTGTCGAAGCTGGTCATCAGCGGCCTCGGCTTGGCCAAGGTGCTCCCGGTGCTGGCCAAGTTTGGTGCATGGCTGAAATACACCGCCTCATTCGTCGGCTTGCTGGCCGCAGAGGAGGGAATCGGCGCCGCAGCGACCTATGTGTTCGGTGGGGCTCTCGCTACGATTGGCGGACCGATCACCATGGCAATAGCCGCTCTCGTCGGCCTCGGCGTCGCCATCTACAAGTTCCGCGACGCCACGTTTAGCCTCAACGGGACAACCTACAAGTTGCGCGACACGTGGAACGCCGCATGGATAGCGATGGGCTGGGGTCTGTCGTGGGTCGGCAAGCAGTTCAGTTCGCTCATCGGAATGCTCAAGTCGCTCTGGTCCGGCATGATTGGATTCTTCGCCAACTCCTCGATCGTCAAGGTCATTTCCGGCGCGTTCGGAGCGGCGTTCGAGTGGATTCAGGGCATGCTCGGCAAGTTGACGCCGCAGTGGGTGACCAAGGCCCTCGACGAGGCGAAGAAGCAGCGTGTCTCAAAAGAAACTCCCGCGCCGGTGCTCAAGGGCGCACCGAAGCCTCCACCGGGCCTGTCTGCTCCTGACACCTCGGGCCTAGGCAAGCAAACCGAGAGTCCTGTCGGCAAGGTCCTCGCCAACCTTCAGGAGAAGTTGGACGAATCGAAGCAGACGCTCGCCGCGGCTGGTCTCGAAGAGGAGGCGCAACGCAAGGTAGCCGCCGCCAACAAAGCCAGCAACGAAATCATGAAGCTCGGAGAAGAGATTGCCAAGCAGACCGGCGCAAAGACGAAGGACTATGCATCGCTGGTCGATGAGGCGACGCAGGCCATCATCCGCCAGAAGAACGCAGAGATATCGGACGTCGACGTCAAAGCGCAATTGCTCAACGTGCTCGGCAACGGTTCTCGCGCCATTGCCCTAAGCATCAGTCAGTCGGCGCTGATGGCGAACGCGATGGACAAAGGCTCCGATGCTGTCATGCGGCAAACTGCAGCGAACGCAGCGTTGCTGGAGCTTCAGAAGTTCGGAGTTGATGAAAAAAGAGACGCGGCCCGCGCCGAAGACCTCTACAGCGAAGCCGTCGCGAAGGAAAGCCTAGCCATTCACGGCAACATCATCAGCATGGAACAGGAGCTTGCGGTTCGGCGGATCGTCAACGATGCTACGCTCGGCTCGCTTGCCGCGCAGGATGAGGCAGCGCTCAAAGCCAAACTGTACGCACTCGACGTGCAGATCGCGGGCGCGGCGGCGGGCGAGTTGCGGGATAAGCTCTTGGCTCAACGTGCGGCACTGGTCGCACTGAACGAGGAAGAGAAGCGTGCGTCTGACCTGCAAAATGCCCGCGCTCTCAAGTCTCCCGCAGAGCAATATGCGCTCGAGCAGGAGAAATTAGTAGCTGCGGTGGAAGCGTTGCGGAATATGCAGAACGGCACGATCAGCTACGGCCAAAGTCTGCAAATCGCGATGAAGGAGCAGGAGAACTTCAATCAGCTTATTGATGGCACGGTCAAAGCGCTGCTCCTTGAGGGAAGCGCTGCAAGCGGGGTGAAGGCATTCTTCCTCGACATGCAGAAGCAGGCTATCACGGCGGGTCAGATCATCTATGACGCGCTACATCAGGCCTTCACCAAGCTTTCTGAAAACTTGACACAGTTGGTCACCGGCGGCAAAACGAGCTTCGCGCAGATGTTTCAGGACATCGGCAAGCAGATGGTCAACTCGACAATCCAGAGCGCAATGCAGAAGGGCCTCGGCGCACTTGGCAAGGCTTTCCCTTCGCTCTCCGGTCCTCTAGGCCAACTCAGCAACGCGATGAAGGGCAAGCCTGACGGCACGCAGAATAATCCGCTTTGGGTGCAGATGGCCTCGGGCGGCGGCATGGGCGGCAGCGGTGGCGGCTCGACAGGTAATCCGCTTAGCGTGATGCTGGGCGGCCTCGGCGGCAAGCTGGGTGTCGGCGGCGGTGTCATGGGCACCGGTGTTACCGCCATCAGCGGTGGTCAGGGCGACACTCGCGGAGACGCAGGTGGTCTTGCGGTGCGCGACCTTACGGACCTTCTTGGCGGCTGGAAACCGGGGGACGGTGAGGGCGGCGATGATACAAGCGGCGGCACTGGTCGCCGTATTCTTCCGATGCCCGACGGTTTCGTCGGTGAAAACGACGGCGGCGGCTCGGGTGGCTCGGGCAGCGGGGGTGCGGGACTCTCTGCAATAACAGGAATGATCGGCAGCCTCGTCAACCTCTTCAGTGGCAGTAACAAGAACAGTACTGCCAGTAAAACCTTTACGTTTCTCGGAAGCCTGGTCAGCAGTTTTAGCGGCCTCATCCCCCATGCCGATGGCGGACCCATTTCCGGCCCAGGCACCGGAACCAGCGACAGCATTCCGGCAAGGCTCTCAAATGGAGAGTTCGTCGTGCGGGCCGCTCCCGCGGCTAAGTTCAAGGGGCTTCTGCAGCACATCAATAAGGGCGGCAACGTCCACAAGACGCAAGGCTTCGCGTCGGGCGGCTGGGCCGGATACGCCGATGGCGGTACCGTAACGGCACCGAGCAGCGCTTACACCATGGGCGAGACCACGTCGACCATGGCCGCAGCCTCAGGCCAGATTGCAGGCAGCACGGCTGCACGGCGTGGTCAGGGCTCGACTGGACCGAATCTCTACTACACCATCGATGCACGCGGCACCGACCCGGTGTTGACCGAACAGCGCACCCGCACTGCCATTCTTGCGGCACACAATTCAGCTGTCAGCCTCGGAGTGCAGGTCAGCGCAGACCGCCTCAAGCGGACGCCGCAACGGTAACCCATGCCCACATTCAACGGTTGGAACATCATTTCGCTGCCGACGACGCCCTCGGCACCAGCGTCAGTTGAGTTCACCCCCATGGACATTGTTGCGATGAGCGTCTCGCCCTTCACCGGCCAGCAGCAGGTGCAGGACTGGCAGCAGGGGTGGCTCGAGGCATCCGTCTCCTATCCGCCGCTGACTCAGGCGCAAGCGCGGCCATGGGTAGCTTTCCTCAAGGGGTTACGAGGGCAGGCGAACGTCTTCCAAATTGGCGATCCGCTGGCCACACCGCGAGGCAGCGGCGCAGGTACTCCAGTGGTCGCCGGGGCTGGGCAGAAGGGATACACGCTCAACACGAGAGGATGGACGCCGGGAGCAAGCGGTGTGCTCTTGCTGGACGACTACCTGCAAATCGGGTATCGCCTCTACAGCGTCACCCTATCCGATGTTGATGCAGATGGAAGCGGCAACGCGACAATCAACATCTGGCCTCCACTACGCGAGTCACCTGCAAATGGCGACGCCATCACGATCACGAATACCAAGGGGCTATTTCGGCTCAAGTCGAACGCGCGGAAGTGGTCGGAAACAACGGCGCGCGTGTATGGTATCCAGTTCGAATGCAAGGAGGCTCTCTAGATGCCGCGCGATGGATTGAGCTCAGGGCAGCTGGCGGCGATTCAATCCACCAACCTGCGCCCGGCATTATTCGTTGAGGCTCACTTTGTAAATGGGCCGATCTACGTATGGACTGGCCGGGGGTCGATTGTTTGGGGTGGTCATACATGGCTTGGCGTGGGTTCGCTCGGCTCCGTCTCGACCATCGAAGAAGGCGCAAGCATCGACGCCAAAGGAATCACGATTACCCTCAGCGGTATCGATTCCACTCTGTTGGCGGACATTATGACAGAGTTCCAGGTCGGCCTTCCCGTCCTCGTCCGGCTGGGCTTTTTCGATGAAACCCTTTCGCTGATTGATGATCCTGTCATCTCCTGGGCGGGGCGCATGGATCAGCCCACCGTCGACGTCGACGGACAAACCTGCACCATCTCGATCAACTGTGAGAACCGGTTGGTGGAGATGAACGTGGCAGTCGACCGGCGCTACACCAATGAAGACCAGCAGTTGGACTTTCCCGGCGACCGCGGCATGGAGTTTGTCTCGAGCATTCAGGACGTAACCATCTACTGGGGCCGAACGCCTTCCAACGTCAACAATCAATGACACGCTTACCCGATTGGCAGGCTCGTCTGGATTCCTTCCTTACCGCGCATGCCCACCGTCCATTCGCCTATGGATCGTGGGATTGCTGTCTCTGGGTTTGCGGTGCGATTCACGCTATGACCGGCACCGACCCGGCGCATGAGTTTCGCGACAAATACCAGTCGCGCGGTGAAGCCTACAGGGCGATAAAGGCGGCGACCGGCACTACATCGGTGCAGGCCATCGTCGCCAGCATCACCACCAATCTACAGATGCCAGAGATTCCAGTGCGGCGCGCTCAGACCGGAGACATCGTGCTTATCGAACGGGCACGCGACTATTCCCTTGGGCTCATAGCACTCAACTGGAGCGAGGTTATCGTGTGCCGAGCTCGGGGCCTTTGCCGAATTTCTCTAACCAACGCAGTACGAGCATGGCGGGTTTGATCTATGTCTAAATTCGTCGGCGTCATCATCGGGGGCTTGGAGATTGCGGTTGGCATCGTATCGGAAATATTGCTTCCAGGTAATCCGCTTGGCATTTATCTGATCGCGTCCGGCGTGGGCATGGTGCTATCCGGCATCGGCACCCTGCTCTCGCAAGGACCGCTCACAGGCACGGCCACGCTGTCGCGCAATCCGATCGCTCCGTGGAATGTGGTTTACGGCCGTCAGAAGGTCGGCGGCATCCTCGTCCATATCAGTGAGCACGATGACAGCAACAAATATCTTGATCTGGTTGTCGTGTTGGCCTGCCATGCCTGCAAGAGCGTGGATGCATTGTTGTTCGACGGTCAGCGGGTCCGGCTGGACAGCAACGGGTGCAGCTTTGAGCCGACGCAACAAACGGTTAGTTTTGCCAGTGTGACGCGGGTGAATGACGTCGTTACTGCGGTGGTGGCGTCCGCAATCACAGACCTCCAGACGGGCGATTCTCTCATCATGCAGAACGTCTCAGATCACACATTCAATGGGCGCTATGCAGTGACGGTAATAAGTCCCACGTCCTTCAGCTATATCTGCGGAGGCACGGCGACTACGGTCAGCGGCTCCGGGCAGGCCGTGACGGTATGGCCGAACTACAAAGCAAAGATTCACATGGAAGTCTTGCTCGGGGACCATACTGCGACGTTCCCGGGCATGCTCAACGGGACGCCCTATGATGGCGACCCCGGCAACCTCGTCACCTACCCGAACAATCCGTGGACCGCTCAGCACAAACTGCTCGGCAAAACATCGGTGTTTCTGCGGCTGCATTACAACGATGAGATCTTCGCCAACGGTCTACCAACGATCGCCTTCCGCGTCTCTGGGAAGAACGATATCTACGACCCGCGCGCCTCGGCAATCTCGAATATCCTCCAGCGTCCGACCACGCTCCTCAATGGATGGGGAAACAATGCGCACGTCGGAGCTTATGAATTAGGAGTCGACCAGGGCTACAATTTCGGGCTAAATAATGATGTTACGGATGGCTATCAGAATCCCGACAACGCCGTCGACGCAAGCCTGAGCACCAATGCTTCAGCAGTTATTCTCCATAACCACATCTATGCAGGGTGCGTCTGGCAGTTCGCATCTTTGGCCGCTTCGCCGGTTCCAGGAACGCTCTATCTCAACATCCTCTCTTCTGTCGATCCCTTCACCTTCACCGGCCGCTCGGCTGGCATCTGGTACACGCTCGACAACGGAACCACTTGGACTCAGGTCTATAATTCGCCGGATCACCCCAAGGGCTGGGATAGCATCCCTCTTTCCCCGACCACAGACACCAGCCTGTTGCAAGTGATGGCCTTCACTGATGCCCATGATGACATGGCGCATTATGTCTACGACATTCAACTTTCGACCGGACCGGGCACCTCGAATGCGGACGGAACTGGCTACAGCGAGAACTCCGCACTTTGCATTGCCGACTATCTCGCGCATCCAGTGTGGGGATTCAAGGCTGTTTATGGAACGGAGATTCCGCTCGACAAGCTGATCTCAGCAGCGAACATTTGTGATGAGGCTGTGCCGACGGCAGCGGGTGGAACGGTGCCTCGCTACGACTGCAACGGCGGCTTCCCGCTGACAGTCAAACGTGGCGAGGTGCTACAGAACCTTCTGACGTCATGCGGCGGACGGCTCACCTATACGCAAGGGCAGTTCGTTATCTGGCCTGCGGCATGGCTGGGGGGCAGTCTGCTATCCCCTCCGCCGTTTCCATTCCCTCCACCGGCCGGGCAGTCGGTGGCATGGTCGACTGCAACATCGCATTCCACGGTGGACATCCTTCAAAGTAGCGGCCCCGCCTATTTTGTCGCCGGTCGCGGTGGCTCGGGACTCACTTACGGGGCTCTCGGGCTGATGAATGGGGGGCCTATTTCGGCAAACACGGTAGCCCAGGGATGGTCTGGCTTCGCAATGCCCCCGGAGATTCCAGTGGGGGCGACCATCACGGGAGTTTATCCTGTCGTCTCTCTCTCCCCATCGTCAATCATTGGTGGGTTCACGCGGATTGGGGGATCAGGATGGATTTACGTGCCCTCGGTACCTGGAAACTATATCGGCCCAAATGTAGGGACGCTCGCTGGGCAGAGCGTAACCGCTGCGATAACCAATTCATCACCAAACAAACCAGTACCCCCTCACAATGACATCGAGTTGTCACTCGGCATCGATTGGATCGGCTTCGCAGTGTACTACGAAGGCGAGCCACTTCCCACAGCCCCGGTAATCATCAAGCCGTTCGGAGATACAGCGCCAACTCTCGCAATGGCCGCAGGCCCATTCCGCTGGCGCGAGAAGGTCTCCATCCGTGACCTCTACAACGGCGTCAAGGGAACGTACATCAGCCCGGCAAACAACTGGCAATCGAGCGACATCCCGCCGTATGCGCAGGACATAGACCACGGCTACATGAGCGGATCGCCGATGTACCCGTTTGGCGATGCGAACCTTGCTGCCGACGGCGGGGACCGGCGCTGGCTCGATATTCAGTTGCCGTTCACCATCCAAGTAGCGACGGCGCAAAGACTCTGCAAGATTGAACTGATGCGGCGGCGACAGCAGGGAACCGGCACCTTCTCCTACAACATGGCGATGTATAAGACAGCGGCGCTTGACGTCGTGTCCATGACACTCCCGCTCTTGCGTTGGACGAATAAGCTGCTAGAGATTGCGGCGCACCGCTTCACGATGAACAAGATGCAAATCGACGGCAACGATGTAACTTTGCTCGGCACTGAAATCGACGTGCAGGAGACTGACCCATCGGTTTACGACTGGAGTTCGACCGAGGAGCTGACCGCGCAGGGCTTCCAACAGCCTACGATTCCCGGCTCCATCAATGGCGGAGGTTCGACGCTGGTCAACAATTCGAACTATGCCAACACGCCAGCGATCTCACTTTCGCAGCCGGATGCCACGCACATCGCGCTCGACGCCGTCAGCACTTCCTTTACCAGCAGAACGGTGAACTACAACGCGCGTTCTATCTCGATCGCAGATCCTGGCGGCACGCCGACGTGGTATTACGTGACCATCCAAGACGCGGATTATCTGGGTGATCAAAGTCCGCAACTCGCAGTCTTTGCGGAACTGACCACGGCGAAGGTTGGCATCGCAGGTTACACCTATATGGGCGCGATCCAAGTCACGCACACGGCAGGAGCATCAGCCACACCATTGCCGGGCGGATGGCCCGCACCAACTTCCTACGTGAACGTGCCCTAAATGCCAAACCCTACAGTCTCCATCGGCTTCAGTCCGACAATCCCGGCTCCGGACTCGGGGTATCAGAATGCTATTCCGCGGGGTGACAGCGGCGCGCCTCTCCTGCGGGAATCGTTCGAGGTTCCCAACACGGGCGGAGTCTCGGTCAAGACTGCGAGCTATACGGCGACCGCGGCTGACTGCGGGAAGATTCTCAGCTTCGCGGACAGCAGCCCGGCAACTGGACATACATTAACGCTTCCATCATCCCCTCCGTTTGCGCAGTGGAGAATCTCAGTCCAGAACACCGGCTCCAGTACGTTGACGATCAACCGCAACGGCAAGCTGATCGACGGCGCGACGACGGGCCCTACGCTCGCACATGATTCAGGCATGGACATCGCCACGGATGGGACGAACTACTTCACCGAGCGTGGGGTTGCGGGCACAGGAGGAGGAGGTGGCGGCGGCGGCGCCATGAACTTTACCGGCGCGTGGTCCCTGGGTACGGCCTATGCCGTAGGTGACGTGGCTAGTTACAACGGGAGCCTCTACCTTCGGATTGTGGCAGGCGGCAGCGTTGGAACGCCTACTGTGGTGCAAAGCGCGGCGCTGATGCACACTGCCGGAGTTGCCTTCCCATCGAATGTCACCGCAGGAAATTTGCTGGTTGTGGCCGTCAGCCAGGAAACGACCGCGCCACCCGCACCCACAGATACACTCGGTACTGTATACACATTAGTTTCAAGTCGTACCGGAGTGAATTGCGTATCAATCTATAAAGGCATAGCTCCGTCCTCCGGCGCGAACACGGTCACAAGCCCTAACGTGTCCTTTTCCGGCACCTCCATTTCGGAAATAACCAACGTCAACGCCACGGTCAATGCCACATCTAACGCCTACTTCAATGCCACGCCAGCGAGTGCTCCTATCACGACTACGGCGGCTGGGTGCCTGATTTACGCAGCGATTGCTGGCGATCATAATGCCAATACGTTTACTGCGCTGACAGGCTTCACTCTTACAGCGCAAGCGAATGGCTCGGACGCAATCGCAGGGGAGACAGGGTTTGCCTCCACGCCGGGAACCTACACGCCGGGATTCAACGAAACTGATGGCATCGTTGGTGGTGACACCAACATGCCAATCGCAGCTGTCGCCTTCACCAGCGCGGCCATCACACCAAACTTCGATGCAGCCAACTGGGATGTGTTTTGGGAGGGTGTGCCAGGAGCGGCGACAGCAACGTCGAGCACGCTGGGTATCGTCAAGCCTGATAACCTAACGATCACGATAGATGGAGCAGGTAAGATCAGTGCCGTTGGTGGAGGCGGCGGAGGCGTCCCAAATACCGTCCATGGTTTATATGTCTGGTGCGATGCCAGCCAGTTGACCGGGTATAGCAATGGTGACCCTGTAAATAGCTGGTTGAATTTGGCTGGCGGACCTGCGCTGTCGGTTAGTGGAACAGCACCTACCTATC